AAAGCACTTCCGTCCATTTTAAAATTTGCGTCAACTATTAGATTTGGTGGTAATATTTGACGACCACTACTATCTTTTATTTCAAATGTTTCATAATGATGAACTTCATTCATTTTTGTTTCTGAACCATATTTTGATAAAGCAACATCATAAATTTGAAAATCTTGAACTGGCCATTGATGATTTATATTTGTTATTCCTGCAACCAATACAACAACAAAATCAAATCTGGAAGAACCATATAATCTCTCTGAAATAGTATCTGGTCTTTCTCCATCTTCAATAATATACTTGTTAAAAACATTTACGTTTCCTGCAAGATAATCTTTTAATTTTGTTCTACGAAAAATATTTTTAATCGCAATGTAATCTGCAGTCGAATTTTTATGAGATAGAGGAGATTGATATAATATGTCAGGTAGATGTCTGAAGTATGCCATTAGAATCCAACTCCGTTATTATCACCCTCTTCAAAGTCAAGATAATCTTCAAAGTAAATTGGATTAAGTTCTTTGAATGTTAAATTCATTTGTATACTTACAGGAGTTCCATCATTATACGATGCGTAGGTTCCAGCATTCGTATAATTTACAGTCATTCCAGTGAGTGCACAATGTTTAAATGAATTTAAAAATGGATGATCTTTTCCACGATGTAGATATCGTAATTGAAATACATCGGGTGCTCTTAAGAATATACCACCTTGTCCAACATCACTAGTTCCTTTTTTTGCTGCCATTGAACTTTTAAATGCACGGATAATATGTTTTACCATCATGGATTCGTCTGCATTTCTTGGTGAAAAGTTGATAGAAAATGGAAATGTTCTTAAGTTTACACTGTCAAATAGTAATTCAAGGTTAGAATTAAGTGTCATTCCTGTTGCTCTTCCAATTGCACTATTCACACTTATATTGCCACCTAGATTATCAATAGCTTTTCCTGTCACAGCAGCAATGATTCCTTGTTTTGTTCCTTCATCAAATTCTGATGATGCTTGAAAAATACCCTTGGTAAGTAAATTTTTTGCTTCATCAAAGGTTTGACCTGGTCTTTGAGTGAGTGCTTTTTGTGCCACTGCAAGACCTGCTAATTGAAGAATATTAAGTGAGTCATCACCCCATGTCACAGTATTACTATCATTAACATCTTGAGGAATAGGAAGTTCAACATAGTAGATATGTTTCATATCCTGTAATTTATCACTTGCACCATCATTAATCATCTTAAATGAACTTGGAGCGATTGATGTAGCAATTTTACCCTTATCCGTTCTTAATAAATCACCTTTAGCGTAATTTTGATCACCAATCTTTCCAGCTTTTTCAGCAGTGCTCAATGTATATTCATATGATGTTGTTGTTTCTGGTGGGATATATTCAAGACATTTAATTAACAAAGTATCTCCTGTTTGTTCACCTGGTCCTCTTGCGACAGGATAACCCATAGCTTTTGGATGAGGAAAATGCCTATCTTTACCTTTACTACGATCTTTACTTTCGTTTAATTTATTATTTGCATTACCTTTCTTTGTTTCAATTTGTTCTTTTTGATTTCCTAATTGTTTAGTCTTTGGATACGTATAACTACTTCCCCTAGCCTTTCTTCTATCTGCAAAACTCCCCATGATCGACCTACTTTTTTAACTATTTAGACGTATTCTACCAAAAGGAATGGTTCGTAAGTCTCTGAGTTCCATTTCATCAACTTTATATAAACCTCCAACTACTTCTGGAAAAGTATATTGTCTTACTTGACCCCAGTGAAAGTTTATACCACGAAAACCCCACTGAAAAACATCTGTCACTGCAACAAGTGGGTGTGCATCATATCTAATATTGGGGGTTTTAGGTTGGTATATAAAAACATAATAACTTCCCTCCTCTGGAACATTACTTCCTTCAGTTAATACTTCTAGTATATCTTGTGCTAAATCATCAGGATTTTCATTCCCGACTAGATTTTTCATTATGGGGTCGATACGACTCATATTCCTAACTCTTTTTCTGTAACTACTTTAAACTCCCACTGACGGTCAGCACAGAACTCTCTTGCCATTTTCCATTTTGCTTGGTTCTTTGCGTATTCATATGCTTCACGAATATATCCTTTAGTTTGTCTTTTTGGTTTTACTGGAGGTTTAGTTTGTTTAGCAGGTTTCACTTCAATTACATATCTTTTAATTTTACCATTACGTTCTTTTACCTTCATATAGAAATCTGGAAAGTATCTGTGAACTCGATTATCAACGGGAGAACGATACGGGATAGAGATTTCTTCACTTGCCCACTCTAATATACTTTCATTTTTATCACAATAAACCATAAACTTTCTTTCCCAGAGTGACCTGTAAATTATATTAGTTGGATCACCTTTATACTTTCTAGGATAGGAAGGGTAGTATTTTCCCTTGTAAGACATCTAAATACATATGATATGTAATTTTATTTAGAGTGCCAGCACCAAGACCAAGACCAATATCGGATTTTTTACCTAGATTTCAGAACGTTGCACAAACATCTCAGTTTCTAGTGAAGTTTGCATTACCATTTAGTAGAAACTCTAGTGGACTTAGATCATTCCTTAGAAGAAAAGGTGTGAATGATCGTTTTGTCGTTGAAGATGCAGGATTATTATGCAGTGATGCTGTATTGCCAGGCAGTGCGATGGCTTCAATTGATACTCGTGGTGATTATCAAGGTGTGATTGAAAGAATGGCACACACTCGTAATTTTACACAGATAAATTTAGAGTTCTACGTTGACAATGAATATAAGTCAATGAAATTCTTAGAACATTGGATGGAATATATCACTGGATCAATCAGAGACCCTGCAGACGATACTTATTTCTATCAATTACATTACCCTTCTGAATACAAATCAAATGATACTCGTATCGTAAAATTTGAGAGAAATTATGAGCAATTTTTAGAATATAGATTTATTGGTTTATTCCCTCTTGCCTTAAATTCTACAAGAGTATCTTATAATGGTTCTACAGTATTAAAGGCATCAGCAACTTTTAGTTTTGACAGATATGTATGTGGTGAGTCAACATCACTTGCCAGAGATCTAAAAAGGGCTTATAATGAAGTATTTAATAGGGGGAATGTTCAACGAGATGGAACGAGTATGAGTCTGAATAGTTTAAATGATATTACTTTTATTCAACGCTCAGAGGGTGATAGAAGTAAAGTAGAACAAACTACATCTGGAAGGACAGGACAGGTGAATGGTTTGGGAGGAAACAACTTAGGATTTGGAAATCGTATCTCTGGATGACACCTAAATAATCTCACTGAAGTGCTTAGAATATTATGCCTTTACCAAAAATTGCAACGCCAACTTATGAGTTGGTTTTACCTTCGTCAGGTAGAAAAATTAAATATAGACCATTTCTAGTTAAAGAAGAGAAGGTTCTAATTATTGCATTAGAGTCACAAGACCAAAAACAAATAGCAAATGCTGTTAAATCAATTTTGGCATCTTGTATATTAACTAAGGGAATTAAGGTTGATAAATTATCTACCTTTGATATTGAATACCTATTTCTAAATGTTCGTGGAAAATCTGTTGGAGAACAGATTGAAGTTATGGTAACTTGCCCTGATGATGGAAAAACTCAAGTCCCAATGTCAATTAACATTGATACAATTAAAGTACAAAAATCTGAGGGACATAATCCAGATATAAAGTTGGATGATACTTATACACTTAAGATGAAGTATCCATCACTTAATGAATTTGTTAAAGGAAACTTTAACGCAGAAGATATCAAAGTTGATGATACATTTGAATTGATAGCGTCTTGTATAGATCAAGTTTACTCTGAAGAGGAATCTTGGACACAAGCAGACTGCACTAAAAAGGAATTAACTGAATTTTTAGAGCAATTAAATTCTTCACAATTCAAGGATATTGAAAAGTTTTTTGATACAATGCCAAAATTACAACATACGGTAAAGGTCAAAAATCCAAACACAAAAGTTGAAAGTGAAATTGTTATTGAGGGGCTGCAGAATTTTTTCGGATAAGTATGGCACATGAAGATCTAGTGTCATACTATAAATTAAATTTTGCTTTGATGCAGCACCATAAATATAGTTTAACAGAGCTTGAAAATATGATGCCTTGGGAGAGGGAAATTTATGTTTCATTACTTCAACAGTATGTTGAAGAAGAAAATTTAAAAGCACAACAAGAACGCAATGGATGAGTTTGGTTCACCGATAGCAGGAGGAATAAGAGCAGTTAGAAGAAATATTTCTTCTAGTTTTTTTGGTGCACCTAGACAACCTCAAGCAGATCCTGTTACAACAAATTTATTACAACAGCAATCATTACAACTCACTAACGTTTCGCAGCAGTTACAAAATATATCAAGACAAATTACTTCACTTGATTTTAGTCTTCAAGGTGTTAAGGAAAATTTAGCACTTAATGATCAATTGGAGAGACAGAGAGCAGCTGAAAGACAAAAAAGAGAAAGAATTTTAGCAGAGCAAGGATTAAGAGAAGGTAAGGAAAGTCAGTTAGAAAATAAAATTCAACAGTCATTGACAACACCCTTACAGAGAGTGGGTGTTAAAGCACAAAGTGTATTGGGTAGATTACAAAACTTTTTCCTCATACTCGCTGGTGGATGGTTAACTAGCACAGGTATTGATCTACTTCAAGCGTTATCTGGTAATAATGTTGATAAAATTAACGAACTCAAAACAAAATTCTTAAGTGGTCTAACAGTAATTGCAGGAACCCTCACAGTATTATCATTAGGAATTAAAAATTCACTAAGGATACTTGGTTTACTTGCAAAAAATGTGGCAAGAGTTGCATTTGGTGGATTATTACGAGTTGGATTAAAGGGAGTTCAAGTTTTACTGGCAGGATT